TCAATACGCTTTTTGTTTGAATTTTTGATCTCAACACTTATGCTTGGTTTAATTTTGACATTAATGGTTCTATCAATATCAACTGTAACGATATCTTCCGGCGGCAATATTTTAACTTTCATTTTTATTGATCTCCGCGATTAAGTCTTGGATATAAAACACATCTTTAACCATATTTTCAGTTATTGGCTGTGTTGAAAATTCTTCAAGTCTTTCTTTGACCATGAGAAGCTTATCTGCGTAGTTTGTCTCAGAAAGAGTTAGTATCTCACTCTTCAATCTTCCAAGTTCTTCATTCATAAACGATTTCAGTCCCAAACCGTTGTCAGAGAATGATGTTATATAATTTGTTAACAAACCTCGTTGTTCATCTCTAAGTGTGTGTTGATAAGTCTCGTTAAACTTATTTATAAAAGTACTGTAAGTTAGACTATCAAGGGTTTTCATTTCTTCGCTTTTAAGAGCCGTAGGTTGAGAAACAACAAGGGTCTTCACTCTATCCTCTATCAACAGTCTAGTCTTAGGTTTAGAGCCCTTAGAATAGAAATATGAGCCAACTGTTGCTATATTTTTATAGTTGGGTATAAAGTTTGCAAAAACGTTTGAAGAAACAGATTCATTTATCTGTTTGATCAGTTGGGTTTGAGAATTGAATATTTCTTTTCTATCAAGCTCATTCCAATCTTTTTTAACTTCAGTCATGAACCGAGTTGCAAATTCTTCGGAAAGATTTTGGGTTTCTAGAAGTTGCTTATATTGTTGTAAGTCAGTATACAACGGAGTTCCCTTCGAGAAATTATTTTTTAGAATCTCGACCACTGTTTGCTTCGTAGTCTCGTCCTTTCGTACAATTGCCTTTGTCATTTCTTTTATAAGACATTCGTAAAGAAAAGCGGTATTTCTTTTCTTATTGTGTTTCATCTTCATTCTCCTTTTTGAATAAACCTTCTAATAACACTTCGACATCACGAGAGACGGCAAATAACCTATCTTCGTCCTTGTCCATTTGTTCATACATAGTATTTAGGCTTCCATAGCCGTAAGCTCCTTGGAACTTTGTTCTTTTTGTGGTACCATGTTCTCCACCTCTTGCTACATTTTTTAAATGTTTTGTTACTCCACCTTTGTTTGTTGTTGGTGGTTTTATGATTGTCTCATCACGTTTGGCGGGTGGAGGTTCGGCAAGGAGATCAGTATCACCCCCTTCATCACCGCCGGTTTCCCCAGCAAAGCCCTCGCCTTCCCCTCCGAGATCAAGGTCACCTCCAAGGTCACCTTCGGCTCCACCGAGGTCTCCAAGACCACCGGCAAGACCGCCGCCTCCAGCATCACCTTCGGCTGCTTCTCCACCTGCGGTGGCAGCTTCCAGTTTAGCAGAATACTTTTTATCGAAGAACATTTCTCGTTGGTTTCTAAGAAATTCATCCTCAGACATTCCGAGAAGATTCTCGGAAATCCAACGCTTTGAAAAATACCCTTCAGTCGCAGCAGCTGCAATATCAAACTTTTGTTTCCAATGTTCAAGCTCTTGTAGTTCCGCAATCTTCGAAGGATTATTAAGATGTAGTTTAAAAGATAATAAATCATCTTCTCTGTAACCCATTGTGTATAAGTGTATGATGCCTATCTTTTCAAGCTCAGAGATGGCTACTCTTTGTAGTCTCTGGATGGTTCTTGCGAAACGTATGTCTTTCTGTGCAAGAGTCGTCTTGTCCTCTGTTGCTCCTTCTCCCATCGTAAGATACGACTGTGGTATTTTAAGAGCTGAGAATAGCTTATCTCTAAGGTATTTAACATCGTCAATACCACCGTTAAATTGGGCACCAGGGAGGGATGATATGTCTGTACTAGATGTTCCTCCACGTATTGGAATATAATAGTCTTCCTCAATCGACATTGGATTATAACGAAGATCTACTCGACCTGTTTTTGGGTCAACCACCTGATGACGTTTCATCTGGGTCATAACTTTTTGCATGTATTGCTCAACCTCTTGAGGAGGAATACCTCCAACATCTATCTTAAACACACGACGCTCGGGGGCTCGTACAATACGATAAGCCATCATAGCATCCTCTAATAGAATAAGCTGCCTGTAGATACGTCGGGCTGGTTCTAGAACAGATGTTCCATATGGAGCATGCTTGTCATTACCCAATACGCGAAAGTGAGCAACTTGCCAATTCTCAAGAGTTAAAGCAGCTGAATTCCATTGATATTGTACATAGTTAGGGTTGGTTTCGTCTTCTCCCTCAAGTCTTTCAATTTCTCTCGGGGGAAGTCCAATAGCAGCTCGGATACCCATTTGTTCTTCAATATCTAAATAAAGAAAGAAGTCTCCGTATTTGCACATTGTCCGACACCATCCAAACAAATTATGTTCGATGTTTAAAACATTGTGGTATAAATTTTGTAAAATATGTTTGATTTCTTCATTTGCACACTTGATTCTCATCATTGGACGTATGTCTGTGTGGGTCGTCATCTCATCAGCATAGATATCTAGTGACGAAGCGATTTCCGGAACGTATTCCATTTCGTCAAAGTCCACGTATCTTTCCGCTCGGTTACGGTTTGAGACCATATTGAGGGTAAGATTGTTTATTGGGTTATACTCCCACTTTTTAAACTGTTGACCAGACGCAGAACGAAATCTTTTTGCATACATATCCAAGTCACGTCGCTTTAGTTGTCGACCGGTTTGCGTTCTTCGTTGAGTTATAGGACCAGAGAAAAGTCTTGTTAGCGCTCTGAATAGATCCGATTGTGGATTATAAGGAGACTTTTTATTATATTTTGCCATACATTAACCTTTTTGTAGTAAATAGTTATATTATACCATAAAGTAAGGGGTTTGTCAACTCATCCCTTGAAAATCCAAGCAAATTCTGTTGCAACCTTTATCTCTTTTTCGTATTTCTTTTCAAATTCTGCACTATACTCTTTCATACCCGGAATTGCTGTGTTTATGGTTTTTCCTGTTGAGTACATAGCATTGACCATAGCTTTCTTATATAAAACTTCTTTCTCTGATACTTCGAGCGCGGTGTCCCTTACCCAGCAAGCAATTGCCAAAGACATTATCAGGTCGTCATGGTAACTTCTCATCGCTTGTGGTTTTCCATTATTCCAAATAAATGTTTTTGTTTCTGAGAATAAACGTTGAGACTTTGGTTTTACAAGTTTGTTTCTAATATATTCTTCGAGTTTTGCTACAATCAGTGGCCTTGTTTTAGTTGATGTTGTAAAACCCATAACAGCATTTGAACTATATTCTCCCGTCAAAGCGTCCACATACTCATGTGTTCCTTTAATTGAATAGTATAGGTTAGGGTATTCTAAGTCTCGCAACTTTTCGCAAACAGAAATTCCAATACCAATATTTTCCACAACCAAAAGGCATCCGCCATATTCTTTTCCTGCGTCGTTTAGGATGCGGGCGAAGTGATCTAACGTTGGCTTACCTTGATATTCAGCAACGGCTTCCATTGTGTCTGTTCTCATAACATGAAATACGGAACTATCTGCACCGTCACCTCTAGCAACGTCTGCCACTAAAAGGTAAGGCACACCCTCTTGGTATCTCTCCCATATCCACATATTGCGATCCCAACCGGTTCTATACTCTGGTTCACAAACTTGTTGTTGTATCCAAGAGATATCATCAGGGTGAATCACTGTCTCACCCGATGTATTGAAATTGCATTCAAGTTCTTGTGCTATTTGTCTTCTCGACATGTTCTTGGTTTCTTTCTCGAACCAAGCTTGGTCTCGTTCGGGGTGAACGTCCCATGGCAATGAAACAGGGTGGAATTCATTATCACCATTCTCTGAGTCTACATAAGTTCTATGAAACCAGTTCCCAACACCCATAGGCGTCGATAAAGCGATACAGCGTCCACCAGTTGATAGAGTAGGATAAAGACCCGCCCAAAGCTCTTCGAGTCCCTCAACGTGTGCTGCTTCGTCAATAATGAGTAAAGACAGTGCTTCCGAACGACCAGCATCTGCTGATGTTCCGACGGCTTTGATGGTCGAACCGTTCGAGAGCTCAAACGAGTTTCGGTTATCGATTGTGATCTTAGCCACTTGCATCCAAGGTGGAAGGTTCTTCATCACTTGCTTTACCTTTTTGACCAAGTTGGCAGCTGTTGTGAACTTTGTCGCCATTACAAGAATGTTCTTTTCTTTGTGAAACAGCATGAACCAAACAGCATAAGCAGCTGATATCGTGGAGATACCTAACTGTCTTGCTTTCAGTATAACTGTGAAGCGATAATCATTGAAATCATTAACTAGGTTATCCTGATATGGATACGTGTTAAACGGAATGAGTCCACGAAGTGGGTGCGAGATTCTGCAATAGTTGTTGATAAAATATACAGGATCTTTTCCGGACTTTACGATCTCTTTTATAATCTCTTTCTTTGATAACTTGAGGGTCATATGCTCCTATTGTCTAATAACCTTCTGCGCCGATCATAGCAAACATATCTGCTACCATAGCTCTGATCATTTCTTCTCCTAAGCTAGGATACTTTTGCGATAGATTCGCAACTGCTTGTTCAAACTCAGGCATAGATGCATCAACATCAATCTCTTCTGGTGCGACTGACGGTAAATCATTATGAGGCTCAACAGCGCCCATTGGTCCAATATCATAACCTTCGTTTGTAACTACTTCTATTTCTTCTTTTATAATTTGCTTCAATCTTTCTTTTGATATTTTCATTTTTGGTTCGCTCCTTTTTTGCGTGTATCATTGCTTGGACGTTTATCTGAGAACTGATCTAAAAACTTTCGTGTAATCTTTCTTGAGTCTTCGATGGCTGGTTCAAGTTGTGGTAACTCCTTAAGTCCTGATATCTTGTAATGTTGTTTTGCATTTACAAAAGAACGTACTCTAGAGGTTGATTGTACAAGAACATCTGCATCACCGTCTTTTGTAAGCGTCACAGAATTTCCTGTTATCTTTCTATATTCCTTTTGAAGAAACTTCTTGATCTCATTCATCTGACGGTCGATGTCTCCAGCAAAGTTATTTGCATAAATATCTTTAAGAAGAACATCTGATTGGTAGGAAAGGCATAGCCTGTTTCCATAAAACTTAACAGAAAAGCCGTCAATAACTCTTGAGTCGTTTAGAGGGCATCCGTTTTCTCGCTTCAGTCCCATGCTTTTGGTCTCATCAGGACGAACGTAACGCTCATCGTGTGCTCCATCGTATCCATTCGCTGCCGCTTGGGCAAGTCCTTGTATAATTTCTAATGTTGTGCTACTCATTATTGGGTCTCCATCCTTTTAGCCACCGTTCTTCACGGTCTTCAACCCATTGGATATAACATTTTTCGCAACATTGAAACTTTGACATATAAACATCATCGTTAGATTTGAAGGAGTATGTATTACAAACGGGACAAGAACGCTTGGTTTCTTTTGTAAATAGTTTATTTGAAACAAAAACTCCATTAACTTCAACGTGTTCTTGCTCTTCTTCGTTTCTTCTTTTGTAAAGGTCTTTCAATTGCTTGACATATTCTCGTTCTTTTTCGTCAGTCCATTGGCTTTTTGGGTGTTGAACAGTTTTTTCTCCATACTTTTTTGCTATCTCTTTTTCAACCTTTACGGCATAGTTTGGATCTTTCTTTTTCATTCAACCGCCTTTGCTATCGCTATCGTAGTTCCTACTCCAGTAATTAGTCCCAAAGTGAACCAAAATTGTTTTTTTGGTGGAGTTTTTAATTC